TCACGTGCTCTTGGGGAGTTGGGTCATCCTGACGGTCCTACTGTTAACCTTGACCGTGTTTCCCACAGAATCACATCGCTATCTGCTGAAGGTACTAACTTCATCGGAAGAGCACAAATCCTAGACACCCCTATGGGACAAATTGCTAAGTCACTCCTTGACGAAGGTGTGAAACTTGGAGTTTCATCTAGAGGTATGGGTTCAATCGATAAGCGTGAAGATGTTAATGTAGTCATGGATGACTTCATGCTTGCTACAGCAGCAGACATTGTTGCTGACCCCTCCGCACCTGATGCATTCGTTAATGGAATCATGGAAGGTAAAGAGTGGGCTTGGGATAATGGCATACTTAGGGAGACTAAGGTTGCTAAATATAAGAGTTACATGGACGATGCTACTCGTCAAAACCTAGAGGAAAGAACACTTCAAGTGTTTGATAACTTCCTACAAGGCTTGTAATTAATAAATAAACATAGATAATTCAAATTTACGGGAAGACTAATGTCAGACATGTTAAACGAAAAGTTTGAGGAATTCGCATCTGAGCAGAAGGATGTTCTCAAAGAATATCAAGATCCAATGCCTACAGTAACGGCTACTGTTATACCTGGTACTGGAAGCGATCCAACTCAAGTTTCGGGTGATCCCCAACAGAAAAGTTCAGGCAAGGATGAACCATCAGGTTCTGATCCTAAAATTGAACCAAGTGTTGCCAGTGGTCAGTCTAGAAACGATCTAGGTGGATCATCTTCACCACCTCTCCATGCCAAGAAAGAGAAGGGTGAGGAAAATCCTGGTGCTAAGGCAGCTGCCCCTATCTCTCAAGATGGCAGTGCAGCATCTCCATCTGGTAAGGGTGGTGACGAAGCTGGTGCTAACAGTCTTGGTGCTGAAATTACACACGGAACTTCTAAAGGTCCAGATGTACAGTACCCAATCAAACCATCGTTTGAAGAAGTTGAATTATCTGACGACGTAAAAGCCCTCCTAGAGGGAACCGAACTCTCTGAAGAGTTTGCCGAGAAAGCAAAGACAATTTTTGAAGCTGCTGTCAAGGCAAAACTTGCTGAAGAGTACGACAAGCTTGTAGCACACTTTGCTAAAGAATCCGAAGAGAAAATCGCTGCTATGAAGGCAGAACTCAATGAGGAAGTCAATGGCACTGTGAACTACGCTGTGAATCAATGGTTGGAAGAGAACCAACTCGCCGTTGATCGTGGCATAAGGAATGAGATTACTGAAGACTTCATTTCAGGTCTTAAGAATCTCTTTGAAGAGCACTACATTTCTATCCCCGACGATAAGGTCGATGCGGTAGAAAGTATGGCTACATCTATTCGTGAGATGGAAGAAAGACTTGACGAACAGGTCAAGGCTAATGTGAAACTTCAGAATCGTCTTAACGAGTCTGCAAAAACTGTAATTCTGAAACAAGTTTCAGAAGGATTGGCAGATACTCAGAAGGACAAACTATCAGCTCTCGCTGAGGGTGTTGAGTTTAAATCTGAGGAGGAGTACTCCAAGAAACTCAATACTATTAAAGAGTCATATTTCCCTAAAGAAAAGGCTCAAGTCAGCGAAGTATCTGACGAAACACCAGTTGAAGCAGAAGATGTTACACCAGCAATGGGTAGCTATCTAGACGCTTTGAATCGCTGGAATTGATTTTAATAATATAAAACACTTTTATAGAGTAAACAAATGTTTAACGCTAAAGCTCTAACAGAAAAGTGGTCACCTGTTCTGGGTCATGAAGGGTCTACTCCCATCAAAGACAATTATAGAAAGGCTGTAACTGCTGTACTGTTAGAAAACCAAGAGAAATTCCTACGTGAAGAGCGTGGAATGCTAAACGAGGTTGCAGTTAACGCTGCTGGTGCTATCGGTAGTAACGCACTATCTGGTAGTGGACTCGACACTAAGACAGGTGGATTAGCTGGTTTCGACCCAGTTCTAATCAGCTTGATTCGTCGTGCTATGCCTAACCTAGTTGCATACGATATCTGCGGTGTACAACCAATGAGTGGTCCTACTGGACTTATCTTCGCAATGAAGGCGCATTACGAAACACGCACTGGCCCCGAAGCACTATTCAACGAGCCAGATTCAAACTTCTCTGCTGGATCAGACGCAAGTAAGGGTGCATACAACCCTGCTAACGATGCAACAGATGGTTCGAACCCTGCATTGCTCAACGACGCATCACCTGGAACTTATGAGCGTGGTGTTAAGCCAATGGCTCGTAACGTTGCTGAAGAATTGGGAGAAACAACTCAGTTCCGTGAGATGGCATTCAGCATTGAGAAGACTGCTGTGACTGCACAGTCCAGAGCCCTCAAGGCAGAGTACACTCTAGAACTAGCCCAAGACTTGAAAGCTATTCACGGTCTAGATGCAGAGCAAGAACTTGCTAACATTCTTTCTAGTGAGATCCTTGCTGAAATCAACCGTGAGGTTGTACGTACAGTTTACACAATTGCAAAACCTGGTGCTGCTAACAACGTAGCAAACGCTGGTCGTTTTGACTTAGACGTAGACTCAAACGGAAGATGGTCAGTTGAGAAATTCAAAGGACTTATGTTCCAAGTCGAAAGAGATGCCAACGCAATCGCACAGGAAACTCGTCGTGGGAAGGGTAACTTCATCGTCACATCTGCTGACGTTGCTAGTGCTCTTGCTATGTCTGGTACTCTAGACTACTCTTCAGGTCTTACTGGTGCTGGTGGTCCTTCCATCGGTGAAGTTGATGACACTGGAAACCTACTTGTAGGTACAATGAACGGACGTATTAAGGTATACGTTGATCCTTATTCTGCAAACATTGCTGACAAGCATTACTACGTTGTAGGATACAAAGGAACTTCTCCTTATGACGCTGGTCTGTTCTACTGTCCTTATGTTCCTCTCCAAATGGTTAGAAGCATAGGTCCAGACACCTTCCAACCCAAGATTGGATTTAAGACACGTTACGGCATGGTTGCAAACCCATTTGTAACACAGGCTAACGGTACTCCTGATGCAGAAACACTTACTGCTAACAGGAACCAGTACTACAGACGTGTTCAGGTTGAGAACCTAATGTAAATTTTGGTCACGAGATCAGAACGAAGGGGAGCCGAAAGGTTCCCCTTTTTTATTAAATATACTATAATATGATTAAATGAGCCCACCTTATGAACGGTAGACTTAGCAAAGTTGATATGACATCTAGACTTTTGAAAATCAAAAGCGGTATTGCCAGTAAAAACTGGCATCGTGAATGGGATGATAAAGAAAGATGGGCAGCACAACAAGCACTAAACGACGCACTGGACATCCTCGATGAATACCACTACTAAACCAGATGTAATAATCACTGGTGATTTAACTGACGAACAGTTAGACCTAAGAAAATTTCTGATGGGATCCATCATCAGATCACAGATCAGTATCGAAAATAAAGTTTATCGTTTTTGTGACGATTGGATTTTAAATAACGATAATGATATAGCATCTAAAGCAAACGCAGATACATTGATTAAGGAAGCATATGAGACTTTTAAGTAGCTACTTCAGCGACGATGATGACAGACATGCAAAAGTTTTCTGGATAGAAGACTTCGATCAAAGACCGTATCAATGCAGAGTTTTCACTACCACAGGTGAAGGAACTAACTCTACAGACTTTATACATACAACAGAGGCAGAAGACTTTGCCGAGAACTGGGTACTGAATAAGTGAATCCAATTTACAAAGTATTAATGGGAGTTGGTATACCAGGAACTGTTGCTTCCGTGGTAGTAATTTTCAATGCTTTGAAAAAGAAACCAACTAAAGTCAAGTTTGATGATGACGATGATGATGACTTTGGTGGTCCAGGTGAAGGTTCATATTGGTGGTACACTAAATAGTAAGTAGCTTGGGAAGTTGACGTGACTGCCGATTGGTATAAAGAACAACCAAAGAATAGAAATTTTCTATCTCCAGTAGGATTTCAGTTTGATCTGGAACTCTTTTCGGGGGTAGATTTTTTCTGTCAGTCAGTAAACCTCCCTGATATTAGCATGCCTGTTGTTGAAGTACAGAGTGCTTTCAGGGGTATACCTATACCTGGAAGTGGTGGTGTACAGTTTGGTGATCTTACCGTACAATTTTTAATCGATGAAGATCTTAAGAACTACATGTCAATCCAAAATTGGATTAGGGACTTCGGACTCTCAGAAGGTCATGCATCTGGGTTGGATAAAACTTCAAGAGGAACCATACAAGTTCTTACCTCTAATTTTAATGGGAATTTCTACGTCAACTTTGAAGAGTTATTCCCAGTAGCACTGACAGGTGTTAACTTCGATGCTACCCCTACAGACATCGATTATGTAACTGCAACAGCAGTTTTTAAATACACAAGATATAACGTACAGACAGAAACTGGCACTAATTTATGAATTTTGAAACCCTTCGTAATAAATTTGACAAACTAAAAACTGATTGGAACGAAGATAGTCATGTAGACTTTCAGTTCAAGAATAAACAATACTCTGCTGATCTGGCACAGTTAGCTCTTGACATTCCATTTCAACACAATAAATACTTAAACCACTATACTGATATTTCTCAACTTAAAACCTCACTTGAATTTCAATTTCGTAAACTGGTTAGAGACAAGCGTGAGTACTATGGAGGCGAGTCTGACGCAAAGACCTATGCTGAAAAACCATTTGGCAGTAGGATCTCAACTCAAGATAAGATGAAAGTCTATGTTGAGTCTGATGATGACATCATTAACTTAGAAGCGAAAATTAAATACCTAGATCAAATGCTTTATTGGTTGGATCAGGTAATGAAACAAATATCAAATAGAGGGTTTCAAATCAAGAGTGCTATCGAGTGGGAGAAATTTGTTAATGGACAATGATGTCACACCTCTCAGTTAAAAAGAAGAATGAAGTCTACGTTACTATTGAATCTCCTGAACAACACATACACCATGAGTTAGCAGATTACTTTACGTTCGAAGTACCTGAAGCAAAATATTTAAAAAAGAATCCCAGATATAGACACTGGGATGGAACCATAAGGTTGTACTCACCTGCTACTGGTGATCTATATGCTGGATTGTATACTCATTTAAAGGGCTTTGCCTTTGAACGTAATTATGATCTGGCAATAAAAAAGGATGACTGGTATGGTCATCCTAATGAGGTAAATGATTTTGTATCACCTGCTGGTGTCAAAGTCTTTATGGATAAGATCACTCACGTGAAACCTAGAGACTATCAATACGCAGCAGTGTACTCTGCTATCAAGAATAATAGAAAGTTACTTCTTTCTCCTACTGGGTCGGGGAAGTCTCTTATGATCTATTCCCTCGTCAGATACTATTGCGCCACCGCAAAGAAGGTACTTATAATCGTCCCAACTACATCCCTTGTTGAGCAAATGGTTACCGACTTCATCGACTACGGTTGGGATGCGGATACTCATATTCATAAAATTTATGGGGGTAAGGATAAAGAGACTGACAAAACTGTCATCATATCTACTTGGCAATCAATCTATAAGTTTCCGAAGAGATACTTTGATGATATTGATTGTGTGATCGGGGATGAAGCACATCTGTTTAAGAGTAAATCCTTAACTGGCATCATGACCAAGTTACATAATGCTAAGTATAGGTTTGGATTTACTGGGACACTGAACGGAACCAAGACCCATAAGTGGGTGCTAGAAGGTCTATTTGGACAGTGTGACCAAGTAACCAAGACAGATGATCTCATCAAACGTGGTTACCTTAGTAAGTTTAGGATCAAAATCCTACTCTGTAAACACCCTGCACAACATTTTGAAACATATCAGGATGAGATAGAGTACCTTGTAGGTCACAGGGGTAGGAACAATCTGATCAAGAACCTAGTCAGAGACCTAGATGGTAACACACTAGTGCTATTCAATTATATAGAGAAGCACGGTGAACCATTATACGATCTCATAAATAGTAATGTTAAAGAAAATCGAAAGGTATTCTTTGTTCACGGCGGTACGGAAGTAGAAGACCGTGAAGAAGTTAGGCAAATTACGGAGCAAGAAAATAATGCTATCATCGTTGCGTCCTATGGTACTTTCAGTACTGGCATTAACATTAAGCGTTTGCACAATATCATCTTTGCAAGCCCATCCAAATCACGAATCAGAAATCTTCAATCCATCGGGAGAGTCCTTCGTAGAGGAGAAGGAAAGTCATTAGCAACATTATATGATATAGCAGATGACATTGGAAGTCAGAACTATACTCTAAAGCATTTGAATGAAAGAGTAAACATATACAACGAAGAGAATTTCAAGTATGAAGTCATTAAAGTAAACCTTACAGCATCTTAAATGGAAGAAGAATTTTACGCTACAATAAAGTTGGTTAACGGAGAGGAGATTGTCTCTAAGGTATCCTTTATGCCTGATGACGACAGTCTTGTACTAGAGAATCCTCTAGAGGTTGTCCCTGTCCAGCAGCAACGTAGTCAAGATGTTCAGGTGAGTGGGTTTACTTTAGTAGAATGGATCCGATCAACGTTTGATCAGATGTTCGTGCTCCC